AGTGACTTGGTGTAATCATGCGTGAAGGCAAGTGGGACAAACTCAAATCCCCTGCACAACTTAAGAAGGAGCACGGCAAATGTTGCTGTGTTCCTTTTTGCGGAAAACCTTTAAGTCATGTACTTGGTCCAGGATCTGAAAAGTTTTGCAGAGATCATCAACTGTATCAATCGGAATACGGAGGATATGCTGGCACTGAATTGTACCAAGCATACAGAAAACCTTATTGCGATTGTTGCGGATTTAATCCTAGTGAAGATAAGAATTGGAAACATTACCATTTAAAAGATAGTGATCCAGACTTGTTTAATAGGCTGTGTAGGAATAAATTGGATGTTAACCACAAAGATGGTAATCATGACAATAATCATCCTGACAATTTGGAAACGCTTTGTAAAAATTGTCATTCCGATACAACTATATTAGAAGGTCATTACCTTTCAGGAAGAAACACTATAACTGAAAGTAATGATTAAATATCTTCATGAAGATACTTGTAACAGGCTCTGAAGGATTTATTGCAAGAAACATGATTGGCTGGCTTCAACAAGAAGATGGCTGGCATGTCGAAGGCTACGATTGGCATCCGACCGAAAGGCCGGATGTCAGTTCATTTGATTGGGTAATACATTTAGGTGCTATTGCCGATATGAGTTGCACCGACGTAGAGCAAATTTTAAAACAAAATTTAGAATTTAGCCAGTGGCTATTTAATGAGTGTAACTTGCACGGAGTTAATCTTCAATATGCAAGTTCTAGTTCAGTATACGGTGACACTAAAGATTTTAGTGAACTAGCACCCTGCCATCCACAAACTCCTTATGCATGGAGTAAGTATTTGTTTGACCGTTGGTGGACGCAACAAGATGTAAAGATATACGTACAAGGATTCCGTTACTTCAATGTTTACGGCAAATGGATGCACCTACGCGGTAAACGAAGCAATGCTATTGTTAAATGGCAAGAGCAAGCTCGTAAAGAAGGCAAGATTACTGTTTGGGAAAATGCTAAAAATATCAAACGTGATTGGACTTGGGTAGGCGATGTTTGTCGCTTACACATAGACTTTATTAAGACAGTCAATGGTTCAGGGATTTGGAATTGCGGAGCAGGACTTGCTCATAGTTTCTTAGATATTGCAGAAGAAATAGCAGAACAAGAAGGTGTGGCTATCGAGTTTGTGCCGGTACCTGAAATAGAAAAAACTCGATTTAGACATAGAACTCGAGCAGATTTAACACACCTAAAGGAAACAATAGGCAAACGTAAGTGGTTAAACGTATATGAATGGTTAAAACAAACATGACAAATATTGTATGGTCCGGCGGTGAATATAGAACTAAATGTGTAATTGGTTTAGAACGAGATGGTGTACTAAACGAATGGATAGAACATTGTAGACGTCCAGAAGATTTCAAAGCAATTAAAGGTAGCTTTGAAGCAGTTGCACAGTTACGAAACAAAGGATATAAAATTGCCATTATAACTGATCAACGAGGAGTTGAATCGGGTGTAATGACCAAAGAAGATGTTGAAGCAGTTAATGTTGAACTAATGACACAGCTAGGTAATGCAGGATGTAGCGATATTGATGGAATGTATTATAGTATAGGTATAAACAAACAAGACCCATTCGTTAAACCTAATACAGGTATGTTTAAACGGTGTCAGGAACAATGTAAAGACATTGTGTTTAACAAAGGTTATTATGTAGGGCATACTATCAAGGACTTAAAAGCCGCAATGAATATTGGCGCTCGTCCAGTATTAGTGCGTACAGGCAAAGGTAAAGAAACAGAACAAGAACTTAATAGATGGGCCTACAAGAAAATCAAAGAAAAGACACTGATATTTGACGATTTGGATGCATTTGCAAAGAGTTTAAAGTAACATAAATACTAAACTATGAAAGCAAGCGAATTTATTCCAGAACACGGTAAAGCACCACGTAGTTTATGTGTAAGCGGCAGACCCGATGCCGATCTAGGTGCCAGTCAACTAGCTAGTTGTAAAAGCCAAGGCTACAGAGCTCGCGATGGCGAAAAGAGCCATTTAATAGGACACGGACAATCTAAAGTGCGTGTTACAGTTGGCGGCAAAAAGATCAAAGGAAAGAAATACGGCGGCCCATTACCAGATTATGGAACACGTAAAGGTCAAAAATGAAAGTTTACGAAATCATTAACGAAGCAGTTGATAAAGATGTAATGGCTTTACAACAAGAACTAAAAGCAAAAGGTGCTAATTTAGGAAACTTTGGTCCTAAGAATGATGGTGTAGACGGTCGCTTAGGCACATACACACGTCGTGCCGCAGATCAATTTCCAGACATTGCCGCCAAGTATAAAGATGTGCTATCTCGTCCAGACAGTGTGGATGCACAAAAAATAGATACAACAACTATTCAAGATCCAGATTTTAAAAAGAAACTAGAAAAAGTAGCAAACGCATTAGGTGTTAAGTCTAGTGACTTAATGGCAATTTTTAAACAAGAGTCAGGAGTTAATCCACAAGCTCGCAATCCAAGTGGAGCAACAGGACTTATTCAATTTATGCCTGATACTGCACGTAGACTTGGAACAACTACAGATGACTTGTTTAAAATGGATGGCGTACAACAGTTAGATTATGTCTACAAGTATTTTAAAATGACAGGTGTTGGCAATGGCCAGCTAGGCGATTTATATATGGCAGTGTTTATGCCTAAATATGTTGGCTATGATGACAGCACAGTTCTAGGACAAAGCGGCGCTCCAGGTTTTAGCGGCAAAGTTTATGATCAAAATAAAGGGCTAGATCGAAACAAAGATGGCTCTATCACTATTGCAGACGTAAAACAATCTGTGGCACGATTCGCATAACTAAATACCTACATGAATATTGTAGGTAATTTATTAATCGCTCCTCCTGCTGTTAAAGGAAACTTTTGGTATAAGACTGTTATCATGGTAACAGAACATCACAACCAAGGTACTGTGGGTCTTGTTTTAAACAAACGAACTTCGATGACTATAAACGATTTTGGTTTGCAAGTCGGCATTCCATTAGATGTTCCAGGTTACGTTTATCAAGGCGGTCCGCTCAGTCCACAAAGTCTTAGTTTCTTACACAGCAATGAATGGAAAAGTAAGAACACACTTAGAGTAAATGAAAATTTTAGTTTGAGTAGTGCGGATGATATCATACCCAGATTGAGTATTGGGGATCATCCAAAATATTGGCGAATGTTTTTAGGATTATGCGGTTGGGGTCCTGGGCAATTATCAAACGAAATGAATGGTATAGCTCCTTGGAAACACGAACACAGCTGGTGTACTAGTACTGCCGAATTGGACCTAGTGTTTGAATCGGATCAAAAGGATCAATGGTGCAAAGCCCTTGATCAAAGTGCTCAAGAATTCGCCCAAAACATATTACTGTAATCGAACTTGACTTAAATACAGTATGAGCGTATAATATATACTTCATAGGTTGGGTCTGTAACACAATCAAAAGAGGTAATCAAAATGGCAGATACTCTGCTACTTAACGCTGACGGCAATCCAGTGTCATATATGCCGTTAAGTACCCTAACTTGGGAAGATGCGATCAAATACATGGTCTTAGACAAGGCCGATGTTTTATTCTGGCACGACAATTGGATCGTACACTCTGCTACTTGGGAAACTCCTGTACCTAGTGTTATGATGCTACGCGAATACATGAAACCTAAAGTTACAGTTCGTTTCAGTCGTAGTAATGTTTACCTTAGAGATAATGGACAATGCCAATACTGCGGAGATTATGTTAGCCGTAGCGAATCAACATTAGACCATGTTATGCCTGTTTCAAAGGGCGGTAAGAGTGTATGGGAAAACTGTACTACTGCTTGCGCACCTTGTAACTCAAACAAGAGTGATAAGACTAAAGGATGGAAACCAAGAATCAAACCTTACAAGCCTGACTTTTACGAATTAGTAAATAAGCGTAAGAAGCAGGACTTCAACGTAAGGTATCAAGAATGGTTACAATTCATCAAATAAAGGAATTTCATGGAAATTTTACAAACGCCGGGTAGTATAGATGCTAGAGGTACGATGTACCCTAGCATATTGAATCTATGTCAGGACACGCACTTTGATGCAACTCCGTACAGTACAGTCTTTGGATTTGTATTAGAAGGAACAGTGAATTACAGAAATTATTCGCTGACCAAGCATCAGTGGTTTAGCTGTCAGATTAAAGAATCCGAAAAATTTCAAATTTCTGGCAAAGCCGTTCTAATCTCTAGATTAGGATACTTAGGTCAAGACACTACAGGTGGTCCAATTGAATCTATCGGTCGACTAAGTTATATCGATGGATGTAGTGACAGCCTATTAGTGTATCCTCCACGATTAGGTGATGCAAGCCTTAATGTATTGTATTTTCCTAAAGGTATTGATCAAACAGCACACATCCATCCTAGTATTAGAATGGGTGTGATTGCCAACGGCAGTGGATTCTGTACATTGGGTGATCAAGAAATTCCGTTAACCGAAGGAACTACTTTTTGTTTAGATGCTATGGAAAATCATCGATTTAGGACAGTTGACAGCACTATGACTGTAATTGCCTTTCACCCAGACGGAGATTGGGGTCCAACGGATCATACACATACAATGATTAACAGGACTTACATATCATAATTTAAAATCGTTGTCACTGTTATAGTGATCTTCGAGATTAAGTTTTTCGATAACCTTAAAGTTACTGTCTATGCCTTCGAGTACTGCACGTTGTACAAATACTGTTCGTAGGCTACCTTTTTTAAGTTTTGTTTCAAAGTATTCTTGATTTTTATCAAACTGAAAAATATCCAGTTTAGCTTGATACTTGTAATCACTCCACTTGGTAATATTTCTAGAACTACTGTTATTGATACTCCATAGTTGGAAGTCATCAGTGCAGAAGAAATTATGTTGATAGTTATTAATGAAATCCTCGTCTAAATTACTCCATAAGTTAGGAGCACATACTAGCAAGGATCTAAAGCATACTGCATGCCACTTGAAACAAAAGTTCCACCACCAAAACCAATCAGCATTCTTATCTAAGGTAATACCGTAAGTAGTAGCCGAGTTCACGACCGCATCTACTAATAATGAAGTAACACGCATATTTTGTATGCGTTGATTAACATACTGGATGATGATATCTTTGGAAAACTTAGCTGTAAAGCAACTAGCATTCTCCAACATAAAGTTACGTAGCAGATCGCTACCGAACAGTTGATCGTTTAGTTCCCCAGATACTAAGATGATGCTACGATCAAACATCCAAGGTAATGTATGTACATTGACGATATCTAGCTTGCCTGCAATATATGTTCTAAAGAACTCTTGATTTTCAATCTTAGCATCGTAACTAGTAACGACTTTTATTCTGTCTTTAATCTCAGCTAACGGGAAGTTTTCTAGGAAACTAACTAGCACACGGGTACTATCGATACCACCACTCCACATGATACCCAACGGTTTTTGTAAACGGATACTGAGATCCCATAACTCTTTCGCTCGTTTGTCACAACAGTCCTTATAAGACATATTAGTTGTGCTTAATTGTGGTAATTGATATTTGTGATAAATCTTAGAGTCGACGGGCTGTTTAAACTGATATGTTCTATCGTTTAATCCTACACCCAAGCTGATAAATTTATAGATAGATTTCCAATCATTTACTTCTGCGTAAGAAGTGTTCTTAGTAAGCGGGATGGGATTAAAGTAATATAAACTCATAGTGTGGAGTTACCCCAAAAATCTTGATGCATGCAGTCTCTAACTAAAATTAAATCATCTCGAGTCATTATTTTATTAATCTTGTCTTTATATTTTTCGGCTAAGGCTGTAATCCTAAACTTGATTGCGTTTTCAGTATCAATTTTTAAACTTAGTTCAGCTACTGCCGCGTTAATTTCCATTTCGCGAACTCTCGCATACTCTTGTATTAACGGAGTAAAGATGCCATTACTAATATCACATTTCTCTAACTCAGATTTTGCCACAGCGTTGAATAAAGTCCATTTTGTGCTAGATACTCTTGCAAGAGCATTATGAGTCCATTGTTCCCATAATCCAAACAAATCTTGTCTTAGTCGTATGACATCTCTTTCCGCTAGCCAGGAATCAGTTACCTGACTCTTATCTATTTCAGTTAATGCGGCCTTGCCATCGCTTTTCCAAACTTTATCATAAAAGAAATCCCTGGAGGTAATTTGTTTATGCATTGGACTTTGCGGGAAAATTCCTTGAATGAAACAATCAATGGAGCTACTAGCAAGAGCAGTGGCCGTTACTAAGTTTCGACTTACTGTATGTACACAGAAATTTTCGTAACTTATAACAATATATAGTACATCTTTCATGGAGGTTCCTAGTTAGGAATTATTTATTTACAGGTAAAAATCACAGCTACTAAATAGAAAACAAACAAATAAAGGCACAGAATGATTACAACTCAAAATGTAAAGAAATTTCTTTGGTGCACCTTAGGATTTTTATTACTAGGGCTCGCCTATATCGGATTGGTTACTCCGGGAATCCCCTGGAGCACACCTACAGTAGGCGCCGCCTATTGTTTCGCTAAAGGTTCCGACCGTATGCACAACTGGATCATGAATCATCGTATTTTTGGTCCATTTCTGCGTGGCTGGGCAGAGAAGCGTGTATTTCCTGTTAAAGCACGTTGGTTAATGATTATTACTATGGATAGCAGTTTAATCATTATGTGGTATACTACACACAACTGGAAAGCAGTAGTTGGTACAGGCTTCTTTATGTTGCTGTGCGCAATATGGGCACTACGATATCCTAAGAGTTCAGAAGAACACGACACTCGTATTGCAAAAGGTAAAAAGATAGGATGGTTCAAATAAATAATGGATAATGATAATAATCCAAACAACTACCCAGTATATCCTGAAAAGAAAGAAGGCGATGACAGCGACTATAAAAGAAATCCTTATAGTCCTGTATGATGGGTTAGCTCGTCTTGGCTGCGGGTTAGGAGGCATACCGTATGAAGGTTAACGAAATTATTAATGAGGATTGGAATAAAATCAATCATCACGATAAGACTAACGGACTTAGTCAAAAAGCTGTTAATGCTTATCGTAGAGAACATCCTGGTAGCAAACTTAAAACCGCAGTAACTACTAAACCAAGCAAATTAAAACCAGGTTCTAAGGACGCTAAACGTCGTAAGAGTTTTTGTGCTCGAATGAGCGGTAACAAAGGCCCAATGAAAAAGCCTAATGGCAAGCCTACACCTAAAGCATTAGCACTACGTCGTTGGCATTGTGAAAGCCTTGATGAGCTATTGGTCACAGCCAGAGAACGCATCTATGAAGCAGAAGGTGAAGAGTCCGGACTAAAACATCTTACTCCACACTTGGCCAGAGATATCCTGGATCAAATGGAAAAGGAAGGTGTACACGCTATTGTAAAAAGTATCGAGTGGGGCGACGGTGGCGCTAAAGAACTGATAGCCATGATCAAACGTGACCTTGAGCAAGTGGCCAACAATGTATCAGAGGCGTGGAGCCAAAAGTACAAGAGCAGTATAAACTGTAGTCACCCAAAAGGTTTCAGTCAAAAGGCACATTGTGCTGGCAAGAAGAAGCATAACGAAAGCCATGAAGTAATGGAGATGACTTGTCCAGACTGTGGCATGTGCGAAACACATGGCAACATGAGCCTTAACGAAATTGCCAAAGGACAGAAAGACAGCAACGGATTTACCAAATGCTGGCCAGGGCATCACGCGGCTGGCACTAAGAAAGGCAAGAATGGCGGACAGGTTCGCAACTGTGTGCCAAACGAAAGTACTTTAAACGAGTTTGATTTTAATCGAGATCGTAGAGAAGAAAGTCCTCTAGATAACTATCCTTGCTATGACTGTGGAAGTACTATATTCCATCATCATACAAAACATTGCGAACTAGCTGAACCAAATGCCATTAAAGATTTACCTTCTAAACATGAAAGAACACAACACTGGAACGGACACATTCCGCATGGACTACATCCTATTCCAGGACTAGATGAAAACTTTGCCGATGGAAAGCATCCAGAAGACAAGGGCGACAGCGCAAGACACGGCATACCAAAACATGCCAGCATCAGTACACTACGTAAGATAGCACACCAAGGTGGCCGCAAAGGTCAACTTGCACATTGGCAAGCAAACATGAGATCGGGACACAACAAATGAAAAAACTATTATTAATAGCACTAGTAGCATTGAGTGGATGCAGTATGATTCCAAGTCGCTGGGACGACAATCAAAGTAAGGCAATTATAGATATTCGATTGTCTGCTTCAACGTTTGACTGCACTGGAGATCAAAAAGCACAACTAACTGCATTTGCTAATCAAGTGCAATGGTTTGAATTGTATGCGGAAAGCAAAGGCACACAAGATATGGTTAAGTTAAATGCAACATTATCTGAAACTGTAAAAGAGTATCAAGATAGACTTAAACAAGGACCTGTAAGTCCTATATATTGCGATTTGAAGAAGAAAGTAATACAACAACAAGCAGATATAATTTCACGTTCAGTGATGGGGAGATTTTAAATGAGTGACGCATTAGTAAATGTAATCAATAGCGGACAAAGTTGGGCCGCCGATCGTGCAACATACGCACTACAAGTACATCAAGCAGTTGGTGCTGGACAACTAAGTCCAAGCGAAGCTAAAGAAATTCTTCAAGATTTAATTAGCAGTCAGCAATTGGCAGAACAAGCAACGGATCAACAGTTGATGGCAGCATTGGTATTTGGTGTAACTGAACTAATCAGTATGTACGCTTAAAGACATCTTGAAGACCTGCTACTAAGTCTTCAATCATACCATCATCATGAAACGGAGTAGGTGCAAAACGTAACCGCTCCGTTCCCACATCAACTGTTGGATAATTTATGGCTTGTACATAAATGCTATAGTCAGTCAGTAAAGCATCGCTCATAGCCTTAGCTCGTTTGGCATCACCTACTAATACAGGCACAATATGACTAGTACTACACTCCATTACAGGAATTCCTGCTACTTTTAATCTGTGCTTTAACTTACGAGCACGTTCTTGATGCTTGTCTCTAACTTCCTGATGATCCTTTAACCATTTAATAGCGGCCAAAGCGCCACTACAAGTTACAGGACTCATACTAGTTGTAAAGATGAATCCAGCGGCTACGCTACGAATAGCATCGGCTACAATCTTATCGCAAGCAATGTAACCGCCCTGGACTCCAAAGGCCTTTCCCAAGGTTCCGTTGACTATGTCAATCTTGTCTTCAAGCCCAAGTTCTTCTACTTTGCCACCACCGTGCGGTCCATACAAACCCACAGCATGTACTTCGTCGATGTAAGTGATAGCTCGATATTTGTCTGCTAGTCGGCATATTTCTTCAATATGCCCAACATCACCGTCCATGCTGTAAACACTTTCGAATACTACGCATGGTGTGTTGCCCTGTGCAAAACTAATTTTGAGTTTTTGTTCTAGATCTTCTAAATCGTTATGTTTGAATATAACTTTTTTAGCCTTACTATGGCTAATTCCTACTATGATACTGTTATGATTATTTTCATCACTGATAAATTCTATGTTTGGAATAATCTTAGCTAATGCAATCAATGTCCATTCGTTAGCTACATAAGCTGAACTAAAAAGCACAGCCTTTTCTTTCTTATGCAAGGTAGCAAGTTCGTGTTCTAAGGCCACATGATAATGGCTGGTACCGCCAATATTACGTGTACCACCCGATCCCGATCCTGTATGATCCAATGCGGTATGCATGGCATCTAATACTACTTTGTTTTGACCCATGCCCAAATAATCATTGCTACACCAATTAACAATAGTTTTAATATTGTAAGGGCCATACCAAATAGCATTAGGAAACTTGCCTGTTTCGCGCACAATATCGTTAAACACACGATATTTGCCGTTTTCTTTTAAATCTGCAATTAGTTTTTCAAAGGGTTGTTTATTGATCATAGTCATGTATTTACGATAAATAACACTAAGAATCCACAAATACGGACAAGGACAACACTATGCTAACAGTAAGAAAAGGTGCCTACAATCCAGGCGTAACACAAAGTTTCACAACAACTACATCATGTGCAGTATCGTCAACAGTTGGCGCAACAACTAGCATTATACGTGTAGCAGTTAACCAAGATACTTGGGTGCTAATAGGCACAGGGCTAACAACTAGTAGCTTCACAGTTACCAGCAACGTTGCTAATAACAATGCATTTTTAATTCCAGCGGGCGGTGTTGAGTTCTTCGTAGCAACTCCAAGCCAAACAATGGTAGCATTTGCGGCCAACAGTTCAACTGGCCCAATCACAATTACTGAGCTAGCATAATATGCCAGGATTTGGTTGGCGCACACTAGGTGCTTTGCACGAAAAAGCCGTTACTACTCCGGCTAAAGTAACTGCCACCAACAAATATACAGCAGGCATTTATAGAACAGCCTACAGTGGATGGCCTAGCCAAAATACTGCTAGTCCTACATTCTTTGCAACAGGAACTGTTACTGGACATTCTGTAGTAAATAATTTTGATGTATCATTATCAGATGTTGGTGGTAATCACAATGTAGCATATCAATGGTTAGGCTATATTAAACCCAACTATACAGGAAATTGGATATTCACTGGGGCAGGGGTTGATGATACTATGACATTATGGATTGGGAATAATGCTATCACAGGATTTACAACTGGCAACGCTGTTCTTAACTTATCAAATACAAGCGGTTCTAGTGGTAATGTTAGTTTGACGGCAGGAACATATTATCCGATGCGAGTACAATACGCTAACAATCAAGGCCCGGGTAGTCTTTCAATACTTTACACTAACAGTCATGCAACTAACTCAGATACATGGACTAACTTATTATATTATAACCCAGCGACTAACGGATTTTAAGGAATAACAAAAATGAAAATGTCAGACATACTACGCCACATGGCAGATGAATTAGATAATAAACCAGACGGTGACGAACATTCAGAACTTCCAGGCAATGTAGAAAAGTCTGCTGACAAGTTCCTACACAAAGTTGGCAAAGTAGATCATACTGATGGTAGCAATGGAGACACAATGGTTCCGCCACTACAACAAAAATTAGAACTACTTAAAAAGGCCGCTGGTCAAGATAATGCATTTGATGCTCAAGATGAATTAACTCATGATGACGAACATGACGAGTTAGATGCTATCAAGCGCATTGCAGGATTAACTGTAATGATCGACGGCCCACAAGGCGAGATGGGTGAGTAATGACTAATCATATTGGTAAAATTAGTGCCGCTCGTAGTGTAGCCTACATCAACACATTTGTTGGCGAAGCCGGTATGTTGTTCTACGATACTAGTACAGGTAACTTACGCATCAGCGACGGCTCGACTCCGGGTGGTATTGCTATTAATCTCAGTACTGGTACATTCAACGCTGGCGACTTCAAGTTTGTCAGCAATACTGTATCAATGGCTCTGACTAATGAGAACATGAACTTGGTAACTAACGGCACTGGTACTGTTAATATAGCCGGACCGTTGAATCTTTATAGTACAGCAGGTGTGACCAGTCAAAGTTATTTCTCAGCTACCGCACAAGGCGAGATTAAAATTGTTGACCTATTGCCCAGCAGTTATCAAGCGGCTTTAACAGTTACTGGTAGCAGTGACGGATCATTTGTTACACCGCAGAACTTGGGTGTAATGGTGCAGATATCAGGCGATCCGGGACAACCGAGTCGTATCTATAATGATGGCAACGGCAGCTACGCAGGATTCTTTGGACGTAGATTCAATGGATCAACTG